AGTACAAAAATAACAAGGAGAAAATAGAAACATGGAAAACAATGTAACAACGAGAAAAGAAGGAGGATTACCATCTACAGCTTTGTATGAAGGTGATGCTCATGCAGGTTTTGAGAACGTAAAGACATCAAGTTTGGCTTTACCTATCTTAAAACTATTGCAAAATGGCTCTGGAGAAGCACAAAAACGTAATCAAAATTATGTTGAAGGTGCAGAACCAGGGATGCTTTTAAATACAGTCACTAAAAAACTGTATAATGGAGCAGAAGGTATAGAAGTTATACCTTGTCATTATAAACTGGAGTACCAAGAGTGGGCGGATTTCGGAACTGGATCAGGTAGACCTGAAAACATTTACGATGCTAACTCTGATATACTTTCAAAAACTAAAAACGAAATGGGAAAAGATAGACTAGATAATGGAAACTATATCTTAACTGTTGGACAACATTACGTTTTAATTAAAGACGGTATTTCCACAGAGAATGCTTTAATATCTATGAGTTCATCTCAAGGTAAAGTAAGCAGAAAATGGAACTCAATGATGATGTCCATTACTCTTGATGGAAAAAACGGTCCATATACACCGCCATCTTTCAGTCACAAATATAGATTAACATCTGTTTTAAACTCAGGCAAAGGTAATCAATGGTATGGTTACAATGTCACTAAGGTTGGTCCTGTTGAAGAACCAGCTTTATATGAGCGAGCTAAAAAGTTTTACACTAGTTTAGCTAGCAAATAGTGTGAATAGTAGGCGGCTGAGGGAGACTTAGGCCGCCTATGCCACAGAGAGCATATGACAGATAAAGTAAAAATTTTTAAAGATATATTTGAAGGATTAGATTCTGCTTATGGACAAACTATCAAAACAGATCAGTTTGACGAAAGAGGAAAGCATAAAACTAAATCATATACAGTAGGTCAAGTACCAGTAATTAAGATATGGCAAGACCATTTAAAAGGAACTGATCCTGGATTAGGAATTGTTCCAATCAATAAAGAAAATAAATGTAAATGGGGATGTATTGATATAGATACGTATCCTTTCGACCATAAAAAATTCTTAAATCAATTAAAATCAAAAAATATTCCAATGATTCTTTTCAGATCTAAATCTGGGGGAGGACATGCGTGTTTATTTACGAATGATTTTGTTCCAGCAGTTATAATGAGAGCTAAACTTAAATTAATAGCTTCAGCATTAGGATTTGCAAAAGCAGAAATATTTCCAAAACAAGATTATATAAGAGTTGATAGAGGAGACACAGGAAGTTTCTTAAATTTACCTTATCATGGTGGTGATAGAACCATGAGATTTGCATATGATGAAAAAGGAGAGGCTTTAAAAATTGATGACTTCTTTGAAACATATAAAGAAAGAGCTATGTCTTTAGATGAATTAAAAAATTTAAAAATTGCAAATGATAAAGAAGGTGATGATTATTTTAAAGGTATGCCTCCATGTTTAGTAACACTATTAAGTGATGGAGTTCCAAATGGTCAAAGAAATAGCTGCATGTACAATGTAGGAATCTATTTAAAGAAAAGATATTCTGAAAAAGATGAGTGGCAAGGTCATATGTTTACATACAATAAAAAATATATGGAGCCGCCTTTAGATGTAGGAGAAATAAATACTCTAATTGAATCTTTAGATGGTAAAGATTACAAATATAAATGTAAAGACGAACCTATACATAGTTTTTGTGATGCTAAAAAATGTTCAATGAAAGAATTTGGAGTAGGTGATGATGGACCTACACCACAGATATCTGAAATTAGAAAATATGATTCTGATCCACCTATTTACTTTGTGTCTATAGATGGAAAAGGTGTAGAAGTAGATGATGCAACACTTCATGATCCAGAAAAATTTTCATTAGCTTGTATGAATCAAATAGGAATGCCGATGATGCCAGTTCCTAAACATGCATGGAGAAAATTATTAATTACATTATTTAAAAAAGCATTAGAACCTCTTCCTGCGCCAGAATCTTCTAAACTAGAAGTTCAGTTAACAGAAATATTAGCAGACTATATTAATAAAGCTCCAGGAAAAGAATTAACTGATGTGTTAAGAGGTATTGCTTATACAGATAAGGAAGGAGATACTTTTTTCCAGTTTAAATCTTTTTGGAGATATTTATTAAAAACAAAATCTTGGGCGGAAAAAACTTATCCTAAACAGAAAACATTGCGGCTGCTACAGATAATGTTTGAGGTAAAAGAAAAATATATAAAAATAGAAAGTAAAACAGTTAGAACATTAGTAATGGAAACAATTAAATTAGAAAAACCAAACACAAGAAAAATGAAAGTAGAACAAGAACCATGGCAGTAAGAACAATAATACCTGGTCCACCAGGAACAGGAAAAACTTATAGATTAGTCAACCACTATTTATCTAATGAAATCAATGATTTACACACCGACCCTAAAAAAATAGTGTATGTTACATTTAGTAATGCTGCAGCAGATGAAGCTAATGAAAGAATAAAACATCCTCTTCTCTATATTTCTACACTACATCATCTTGGAACTAGGGAATGCAATATTGATACAACAACACAATTATTAAAAGATAGAAAGTGGAAACAATTTACAAGTCAATCACAAATTTGCAGAGGGATGAAGTTTGAAACTAAAAAAGATACTTACGGAAATACAATACATCAAAATCCTCACATGAGAATTATAGCTTATGCACGTTCCAAAAAAATTGATTTAATAGAAGCTGCCTTACAATTAGATTTACATCACTCTGTTGACTTATGGTTAACAGAACAAATTAACGAAGATTTAAGATCATATAAAGACCAAACAGGAATGATAGAATTTTCAGATATGATCACCAAGTTTGTCAAGGAAGATAAGCGTCTTGCTCTCGATGCCGTCTTCCTTGACGAAGCCCAAGATCTAAGTCCTTTGCAATGGGATATGTTTTTTCATATTGAGAAACAATGTGAACGATCTTATATTGCTGGAGATGATGATCAAACTATTTATGGGTTTCAAGGAGCAGATCCAAGTATATTTATAAGTTTAAAAAGCAATACTGGAGAGTCTTTTGTTTTTGATAATCAAATAAAATCACATCGTGTACCTAAAAAAATACACGCTAAAGCTTTAGAAATTTTAAAACATATAAATGAACGATTAGACAAGCCTTGGGAAGCGAGAGACGAGGAAGGAACTTACAAAGAAAATTGTTTATTAACTGATTTTGATTTTAGAAAAGATGAATGGATGATTCTTGCTCAAACAAACGCACAATTAAAAGAACCCGCACAATTTTTAAATGATTTAAATTTAAGATATAAAGGTGGACAAAATGAATTATTACCTGCAGATTTGCTTAAAGCATATAGAATCTGGAATAGATTAAATGACGGTGCAAGTGTTTCAGGCGAAGAAGCACAGCACGTAATTAAAAATTTTTTAAGAAAGAAACAAGTAAAACATGGCTTTGGAGAAGGAAAATTATTAGACAAAGTTTTCACTGTTACATTAGAAGAGCTACAAAAAGATCACGGGCTTCTAGTGGCGGGCAGCTGGGAACATCTTCATATGTCAGATGAACAAAAAAATTACATTAAACTTTTATTAAAAAACGGCGATAACCTTACCACAGATTCAAAGATAGAGCTATCAACAATTCATGGAGCTAAGGGAAGAGAGTGTAAAAATGTTATTTTATACATAGATTTTGGTTCAGAAGATGAAAATGATTTTTTAGCAAGAGAAGCAGATAAAGACCCTGATAAAATTCATAGATTATTTTTTGTTGGAGTAACAAGAGCAAAACAAAATTTATACATTATGGAGAGTACACAAACTAACTTTTACAACATAGGATATCCAATAGTATAATGCCGCCCGCTGCAACAGATGATTTATTTTTTTTATTGATGTTAACTTTTTATTTTGCAAATAGAATATTTATAGCAGGAATAATATAATGGGATTACCAAAAAGACTTACAGAAATGCAAAGAGAATTTGCTAGAATTTTAGTGACTAGTAAAGGTAAAATAACTGATGGTCAAGCTGCAATTGAAGCTGGATATAGTAAAAAACGTGCACGAATTACGGCAGCAGAGCTTAAAGGGGGTAAAAAATATCCTTTAGTCGTTGATTACATAAACGAATTAAGAGAAAGAAATTTTGAGGATAACAAACTAGCTATTAATAAAGTTTTAGAAGAATTTTACCATTTATTACAAGCAGCTCGCGAAAAATTAAGTGAAGACCATAAAAAAGGAAATTATAGAAGAGTTGTAGTAACAGTAAATAAATTTAAAGAAGTTTTTAATATGTTAGGGTATAATAATAGTACTACGATAGTATACCTCGCTGAAGAAGTAAGACCTTATAAAACTAGTCATTATAAAATAGGTAAAACAGAAGTTGGTCTGGAATCCAGATCTACAGGAAGAACCGATAACCCTTTTGGCTTAAATTACATATCTACCTTTGAATATATTCCAAGAAATGGATTTAATTTAGAAAAAACTTTTCATAATTATTTTAAAAATTTTTCTACATACAATGAAAAATATAATACTTCAGCTTCGGAATGGTTTTCTGTAAAAAATAGAAATACAATGATAAAAAATTTTAGAAAAATAGGTTCTTATTATTTATATAAAAATCAATTGTTACATACTTATAAATATTATGGAAAGGAAGGTTATTTTAAATGAGCGATGAAATATATAAAAAGCAGGTAGGAGGAAATCACTATCGCAGTATGGTTATTCAACCGTCGGAATTTATTAATAGAAATAATATTCCATTCGCCGAAGGAAATGCAATTAAATATTTATGTCGTCATAAACAAAAAAATCAAAAAGAAGATTTATTAAAAGCAAAACATTATATTGACATGGCTATTGATAGAGACTATCCTGCAGAAGTGAAAGAGATAAAAAAAGAAAAAAAGAATTCTTGGGGGATAGTTAAGTAATGTTTGCCGCAGCAACTGAATGGGTTTGCCCAGAAAACTTTCCAGATTTAAAAGAACATAAATATATAGCAATTGACTTAGAGACAAGAGATCCCA